CATTGATGTGATTGCCGAGAATTACATCAACTTCAAAGCGAAGAATATCAACTTCAAGGCCGATGAGAAGATACGATTAGAAGCGCACGGTAATCCGTTCACTCTCGAAGACGGGAAGTTGTCCACTCGAGGCGACATCTATGGCAATGAGGCACACGTGAAAATTCCTGGTGTACCATCGGTAGCTGACGTCAACGCCATCGCCGCTAACCAGGCCGCGACTCAGGCGAATGCAGCAGCCTCCGCTCTGGCTGGTAACGTCCAGTCAACCTTGCAGCACGTAAGTGTTAATGGCACGGTTGCTGGTGGTACTTCTCCGGGTGGGACAGGTACCGGCACGGGCACCGGGACGGGTACGCCGCCAACGACGGGTGGCGGCTCGGTCAGTGGATCGCTCGGCAATACGAACGTCACCTATACCCCGACGCCTGTGCCACCAGCGCCGGCTACGCTCTCGGGAGCTGGCGACCCGCAGCCGGGCGGCGATCCGGTCACTGCGCCGGACAAGGCAGACTTACCGCCGAAAATCGAACCCAATGATCGTGCGGCGACCTACAATGTGCCAAGTGTCGTTGCTCAGGACGAGGTCGAGCACCCAGTACAATGAGGTAGCCATGATTATCAACTTCCCGACCGGGTTCTATGAGACTGTGGTGGCGACCCCGCCCGAGGTTCCCAACAGCATCACCTATAAGGTGAGTAACGAGTCGCCGCCGCGTACGCAGCTCTTGTTCGTCAAGACGCCGGTTGGCCTGAGCCATAAGAAGCGCTCGCCGCGCGTCTATACTGATGAACAACGCCGGGCGGCCGTGTCGAAGCTGGCTTTCTCGGTTGCCGTCAGTCGCGGGGCCGAGATCACGACTGGTATGAAGCAGTTCGAGGTTGGGCAAACGCTCGAATTCGAATCGGGCACTGTTCCGACGAAGGTTGATCCGATGCTCGTGCCGCAAACTACAGAGATCCGGCATGATACCAACCTGCTCGACTACGACGCGCTCGGCTTGGCCGCCACAACACAGGCGACAATGAACACTGAGTCGGCCGCTGCTTATCAGACCTTACTGACTCAGCTCAATACGGCAGTCAAAAGCCGGGCCGACTATGAGACGAGGCTTCAGACAACCCAGAAGATGCTCAATGAGGTCAAGAAGACCATTGACGGCCTGACGGCGGTGCTTGAGATCGGTTCGACGAACCCGGCCCTGGTTAGGGCCAAAGATGAATTGACTGTCAAGAAAGCGGAGTTGGAACAGGAGCAGCGCAGTCTGACGATGGCAGCTAATCAAGCTGCTGCCGACGCGAGCGCCATCCAGGCGAAGGTCAGCAAGGTGGCCCAACTGGTCCGGTAGGTGATGAATGCCGACGCAGCCACGATTCTTTGGCTTTAATCCACCCTTTATCGGGGGTGTCCAGAATGTCATGTCCCGGCAGGTTGATGAACGCCTTATCAAGAATGATCTATTGCAGCTCATCATGACGTTGCCGGGTGAGCGCGTCTATCGCCCAGGCTTCGGGACACCCCTGCGCGCTGTGGTCTTTGATACCGTCAGTGATGATGACCTCGTTGGCTTGTCCCAGGAAATCAAGACGGCCATCGAGAAGTATGAAGACCGAGTGAAGGTTGACAATATCGCTTGTACGAGTAAAGATGAGGGCCAGAGCATCACGGTGCGAGTCGATGTGTCTCTGACCAACCAGCCGCTCATCAAATACTCCGTGGAGTTGACATTCAATCAGAATGGCTCAGTTACGCTCTCAAAGTGAGCAGGATATATGGCAACGACTAACCGACCACAGACTGCTGCGATTACGCCGACGTTATTCCGGTTGCCGATTAGCCCGGATGATTTTGGCGTTCTGTTGCCGCCGGCAGACCTGCGCCGCATTCGCTTCAGTGCCCTCGACTTCACGGCAGCGCGGCGGGCAATCATCGAGTATATCAAGTCGTACTATCCGAACGACTTCAACGACTTCGTCGCCAGCAACGGCGTTATAATGCTCATGGAAATCATTGCCGCCGAAACCGCCAAATTGGCGCTGCGTGGCGATCTTCTCATCAGCGAAGCGTTCATGCCGACTTGCCAAACTGAAGAGGCGCTGGCCAACCATCTGGCCCTTATTAACCAGAGTATCCGCCGTCAGACGTCCGCAACCGTTGACATCCAGATCACTGTTGTTAACCCGGTTCTCACTAATATCGAGATCCCGGCCGGGACCAAGCTGACTGCGACTGGTCCGGACAACAAGCAGGTCATCTATGAGGTCTATGCCGCTCCTGGCGACTTTTCCAGCAAAATCATTCTGCCGGCTGGTAAGCGCGGCGTTATCGCCTTTGGGATCGAGGGTCAGTTCGCTAGTCCGCAGAGCTTCACGTCCTCTGGCGGCTCATTCCAAACTTTCGACATCATTGACGAAACGATGCTCACATCGCCGGTCTTGGTGACGGTCACGACGGCTGACGTCTCTGAGGATTGGCGGGTCGTCAACCAGCCAATCGAATTGTACGGGCCAACCGACAAGGTCGTCGAGGTTAACTTCCTCGGCAACAAGGCTACGCTTCGCTTCGGCGATGATAACACCGGCAAGGCGTTGCTGTCCGGCCAGGTCGTCTCAGTCCGCTATCGCTCAGGCGGTGGTGTACGCGGACGTATCGGCACTGGCACGCTGAATCAATCATGGCAGCTCACACCGTTGCCACCCGCGAACGCGCCTGTTCAGGTGTCATTCACCAACCCGATCCCCAGCACTGGCGGCACTGACAAGGAGACGTTGACTCAAGCCAAGAAGCGTGCCCCGCGCGATTTTGCGGTACGCTCTGCTATCGTGACAGCCGATGATTATGCCCAGGCGGCTTCGTCCTTCTCGCATCCGGTATTCGGGACTGTGGCGAAGGCAGTGGCGACTCTGCGGTCGTCGCTGAATGCGAACCTTATCGAAATTTATTGTCTGGCTTTGGGTGCAGACGGAGAGCTGGTGACGCCGAGCGCCGGCCTCAAACGTGGTCTGACGACATTTATGGAGGACTTGAATGTCCTGACGGACCAGGTCAACGTCTTGGATGGTGCGATCAAGCCGGTGAATGTCACGATGAACGTCGTCGTCAGCAAGAATGCTGATGCTACAGTTATCAAGTCGCGCGTGGAAAAGACGATTTCGGATTTCTTTGACACATCCAATTGGCAGATGGGCGAACCATTCTACCTGTCTAATCTGGTCGAGCTGATCGAGGGTATCGACGGTGTTGCTTATGTCGATCTGTTCGAACCGGCTGACAACATCTTGCCGACTCGCGCTCTTGGCGTGGCCGGATCGCCAGGCGTCGGTTTCAATGAGCTGATTGTCGAGGGCGAGCGGACTATTAGGTATTACTACGAGGATGGTCGGATCTGATCGACCGGTCTTGCTGAGTAATCTCATAGTGTGCCTGCCCGTATTTGTGGCGTAAATAGCTGTAACATATACCTAGGAGGCCGTATGAAGATCGCAACCGCCGTGTTCTACTCGACCCGTGAACTCATGTCGCGCCTCAAGAGGGTGGTGATGCTCCAGGATAAGAGCGTCCTGCCTTATGCCAACGCCGAAATCACCGTTACTGATATCAGCACCGATCAGTTGGCCCCGGCTCAGCTCTACGTGCTGAGGGGTGAGTTTGACAAGGTGCGCGAATTGCGTTGGTCGATGCTGGAACAGTTTGGTGTCGATATTCTGCGCTTGCCCGATTCCAAGATGCGCGATGGCAAGATTGTGCCGGCCGATGCCGACCGCGCTGAGTCGGTTGGCTTCGTGGAGTTCACGCTGGACACCAATCCCGACGAAACGATCACAGTATTGCCGCCGGTCGTGGAGGGATGGACGGAAGACGACAAATCTTACGTGAACATCATCAACGACGGTATGCATCGGTGCTTTGCTGCCCGTATCAGCCGGATCATCCCGGCCGTTGTGAAGATTTCGAAAGTCCCCAAGAACCTGCCTTATTATGCCTTCCCGTTGGTTGAAGGCTGGCGGGGCGTCCAGATGGTTGACCGTCTCGACGCCCGCCTGTTGAAGAAGTACCACCGTTTCAGGGAACCAGAGTACAAGAGGTACTACCGTGACTTCAATTCCGCGTTCACTAATGTCGGCGGACCCCGAGGGAAAGGGTGACATCTACCCCATCGTCGAGGAGAGCGTCAAGGAAGCGCTTTGCCTTGAGTCTGTCGGGCCGGACCAGACACTCACCGATCTCGGTGCTGACTCACTTGATCTCTTGCAGATCTTGACCGAGTTGGAAGAGCGTGTCCGTCGCCGGTATGTCCCAGCAACGGATAGGCAGAGTTTTTATAATGCCTTCGGCAGCCTCAAGAGCATACATAACGGTAACGCCGGGAAGCTGACTGCGCGCGAGATCGCAACCTATATCAGCAGCATTCTACCAACACTCCCGGCACAGCCGGGGGTGGACCATGGACAACCAGGACAAGGTATGGGGCAAGACACGAGAAGTTGTCGATAGCCCATTTTACTCAAAACACGAGCTACAGGTAGTGGCGGGCGGTTACTGCTCCCTCCACTACCATCGACATCGGGCAAATCGCTTCATCGTCGTCAGTGGCGAAATTGAGGTCATCGAGTTCTATGGGCCAAAGATTCGGCGTGTGCGCCTCGGCTCGGAAAACATTCACGACGTAGCATCACTGGTCCCACATCTCTTCGCTGTCTATCGCGACGGCATAGTGTTCGAGGAGTATTTCCCCGACCGTGGCGGCGTCGTCAAACGCGATGATATCGTCCGCCTGGTCGAAGGTGGTAAGGTCGCCGCGAGCGACCTCGCGCGCCTCCCTGACCTGGTCCTCTCACGCTATAAGGAAGAGCATGAAGCTTGAACCGCAAATTATCGCTGGCTACGTAACCAGCAATTTCCGGTTGGGTTCCAGATCCTTTGCTGCAACTGTAATTGCGGCAAGCAACTGAGTGGTGGTGTATGCCCGCACAAGAGAAGCTGACGCTCGATTTGTTGTATTACGGTGACAAAGTAACGGTCCTCAACCCAGGCGGGCACATCGGCATTTTGACGTTGTGGAGCCGTACTGACGTCGTTCTCAAAAAGCTGGGCGAGCCATCGCAACACGTCGCTGCTATTGCCAACCTCTACGGTGACGGTATCAGTCAGCTCCTTGTTAACCTCCTCAACAACCCCCAGATTACACGGCTCTACGTCATTGGTAATAATCGGACCGATTCGGCCACCGAGTTGCTTCACTTCTTCAGTCGTGGCGTCGAGGAAGTGAAGATCAACGGGTCGGTCCAATACCGTATCAAGGGCACGACCCGCCTGGTCAATTCGGCATTGGCTGACCCGGAACTGTTCATCGGCCGCCGGCCCGATATTCATTGCTTCTGCTTCGAGGCTAACGGGGTAACACCCTCGCTGGACACGCAAATTGAGTCGCTCAAGACGGTACTTGAATCTGTCGAGGCGCGCTGGCAACGTCCTGATGTGTGCGATCTGGAACGGAAACCGATCAAGTTGGCAGAACCGGAGATTAGCGTCTTCCCATCCGTGCACCAGGGCCATCAGGTCATTACTGACACGCCGCTCGATGCCTGGGGTGAGTTGTTGTTCCTACTTCAGCGCTTCGGTTTACCGACTACGCTTGCTAAGGGCGACCGCAAGGAATTACTCAATCTCAAAGTCGTGATTACCAAACCAGAGTGGCAGGAACCGGCCGAGTACGCGCGCTACAATCTAGATAAAGTGAAACTCGAAGCGTATTGTCACACGATGCTCGACCCGGTGCTTGAATCAGACACGTCCTATACCTACGGCAATCGTCTCCAGGATTATTTCGGCTACGACATGATCGAGCGTGCCGTGCAGCGCCTTACGGCTGATCGCGAGGATCGCAAGAGCTACCTGGCGCTGTGGGATGCGCGCCTGGATATGGAGGACCGTAACCATGACGGGACGCCACGTGGTCATCCATGTTGGGTTGGTGGCTTCTTCCGCGTTTTCGACGGGGCGCTCACCTTGTCGGTGACGTTCCGGACCCACCGGGCCTATACAGCTTGGATCGAGAACGTCCATGGACTCCTAAGCCTCCAACACCAGGTCGCGTGCCGTCTAGGACTACCGGTCGGGCCACTGACGGTGATGAGTCACTCGATCAGCTTGGACCCTGGTCAGCTCCCGCTTGTGGAAAGCATCGTGCAGTCTCGCAAATGGAAAATGCGTGACGATGGACGCGGCGAAGCGGTTTTTTCGATCAATGATGGCAAAGCCGTGGTGGAACACCGAATGGGTGGCATGGTGCTCAAACGCTACGAATCGGCGAACATTGAGGCTCTTGGGCATCAACTGGCCCAGGACCATATTGTGTCTGACCTTAACCATGCCTTATATGTCGGCCGGCAGCTAGGCAAGCTGCAAATATGTCTTAAGAATGGTTTGCCTTATGAAGAGGCATGAGATCAATTTGATCAGAGATCTGGTAGGTCCACTGTTTGACCGGCTAGTTTGTGGGTGCTGTCGCCGCAAAAGGCGATCTTGCCATCAGTGACGACGCTGTGGCAGATGCTGCACTCAAATGGCGCTGGTTGATCCGGATGCTCTTTGTTGTAGTCGCACCAGCACGGCTTTTCGGGTGGGCCGGCGTAATGGCCGCTCTTAATCATCATCGACGGCGTGAATGTCGGCTTCTCCAGGTCGCCGTTGAAAATCCAGCGCGTGTCGAACAGGTGGCCATTTCCACAGGCCGGGCACTCGATCATCCAACCCTGATGATTGCCAGTGCTATCACTGCATTTCGCTACCTTTGGCATCGGACCCGTCTCCGGCGCACTTTTTGTGTTTGAGGCAGTCGTAATGGTCTTGGCAGTCGATTTTGCGTCTAACTTCCCACTGCCCGCCTTTGCACTCATTGCGACGATCAACGAACTCTTGACACTGTTGTCGTGGCATTGACTGTTTGTAGTAATAGTTGAACGTGTTGTTGTAGGCGTAACACGTTTCATGCTGGCGCAAGATGTCGTCGGCTGGTTCCATGGTTAGCCCCCCTTCCGGAACTCGGCAAGGACAGCACGAATGACACTATCCGAATGTTTGCCCTTATGCCAACATCAAGTTCCGAAACCTGATCTTGTGTGGAAAGAACTCTCTTGAGATCCGGCGTTGCCGAGCGGGCGATAAGCGCGTGGCCTGACAGCCATGGGCCGGTCGCGTGGGCTGATGTCAGTGTAGCCGCCGAGGCGGTCACTCAAGACGCGCTCGATGAAGGTGATGATGCGGCGCGGAGTGGTGCAGCGTCGGGTCCCCACAATCGCTTCTACTTGGATCTGACCGGCCTTAATCTGACGGGCCAATTCCAGTAGGCTAGCATGATGCGTCTCGCCGAGGAAGATACGCTGATTACCGAGGACGAACATATTCCAACCGAGAACGCCGCGCCCGGTAGTAGGGTCGATCTCCAGGGCGTGTGGCTCAATCTCGATTTTGGTTTCCAGGCCCACGTTGGCAATGGGTAGGTCTTGGATCATGACAGGGTTGACCGAGCGGTCGAAACTCTCTTCGAAACCGCGATCAACGAAATATTTGATGAGCATGCGCCGCACCGCTTCGGTGTTGGCTGCGTGACGGACCCTGGCGCGTTGCAGATCATTCATAGCTACCCCTTGCTGATGTCCTCCGTATGTTTGCGGGCGAGTCGTCGCGACCTCGCCAGATTGGCTTACGGGGTAATCTTGCGTAAGATGTCTTGATTGATGCGGCGGAGTAGTGCGGCCAGCAATTTGGCCACGTCGTATTCGTTCCCTCGCATGAACACGATTGGTTCACGAGGCAATTTCGGATCGCTGACGATAGCTATCGCAGTGCGTACGTGCTCCTGTTCACAGGTAGCGCCAAATGCATCTGTGAATACCGCGAACCTCTCGTCAAAGATGCCGTGTGCGTCGGGACCATCAGCACCTTTAGAACCCGTTTCAGTGGTGCTTGGTGCGCCTCCTTCACTCGGTCCGGACTTCTGTATGAGAGCGTCATCGGGACGTTCTTGCCGATCGTGTTCGGTCGATTGGGGTGTGATTTTCTGATCCATCTCCGAACCTCGTATTGTAGCGGATTATGGCCACGACAGTAGACAGAATCCACCTGATCTGGTGTTGGTGCTGCGATGCCTATCTACGGATCGCCGGCAGACGCCTAAGCCTTCAGAAGGACACAGACCCTACCAAGACGTACCAGTGGCGTTTCCTGACAGCCCTTAATAAGAAGTTCGATGAATGGGAATTCGATGATGCACTTTGTAAGGCGTTCATCGACGTCGCAGTCCGCTACGCCAAGCGACGGCATCTCCTCAATAAGGGATTATCGATCTTCTTACAGGGCAACCTGCTTCAGGAATGCCATGACGAGCTGCGCGCTCAGGACCGCAAAGGAGAAGACATTCTCCACATCCTACGCCGAACCAAGGCGTGGTTGGTCCAGCAAGCTGTCGATCATGACGGCGACATTGTCGCTGCCTTGACCGAACGCTGCGGCATCGGGGCGTACCCGAACATCGTGCGGTGGTACGAGGGTGGCCAGCTTCCCGAGATCTATCTGGCGCTTTCTCGGTCTTGTGGGATTGTGATTGCTCGCCTCGCAAGGCAGCATGCCGACGAGCGAGCGCTCTTGCCGAAGGATTACAGACTGTGCTTGGTACAAAACTCGGCTCTGAGTAGCCCATGTGCCAAGTTTGACATCAAAAACATTCTACAAGACGATTGGAGGCGATCGTGTCTGTCTTGACCGCTGCACCATCCACGAACGGAAAACACCACACCAACAACCAGCACAGGAAGAGCTACCTCAGTAGTATCCTCGCTGACGAGGAGCAGTTCATCCTCGACGATTCTTTCCTCAACAACTACAAGAAGCTCAAAGCCAACTTCGGCTACAACGGCCTCGGCGAATTCGTGTTCTACCGCACATATTCTCGCCTCAAGCCGGACAACAGCAAGGAGATGTTCATTGACGTTGTCCGCCGTGTGGTCGAAGGCTGCTACGAGATTCAACGCCGCCACTGCCGCCAACTACACATACCGTGGGACTACCCGAAGGCTCTTGAGTCGGCTCACGAGATGTTCGAGCGTATGTGGCAGTTCAAGTTCCTGCCGCCAGGCCGTGGCCTGTGGTGTATGGGGACGCCGTTCATGTGGGAGCGTGGTAGCGCTGCCCTCAACAACTGCGGCTTCGTCAGTACCACCGACTTGCGAGCCGATCCTGCCGAGCCGTTCTGTTTCCTGATGGACATGTCAATGCTCGGCGTTGGTGTCGGCTTCGACACGCGCGGCAAGGACCAAGTCGTCATCTGCCGCCCGAACCGGCTTCAACGCAACGTCTTTCAGATCCCGGACAGCCGTGAAGGCTGGGTCGAGTCAGTTCGCATCCTCATCCTGTCTTTCACTAGTAACCCTGACCTCGGCCACATCGACTTCGACTACAGCAAGATCCGGCCAGCAGGCGTTCCGATCAAGGGTTTCGGCGGTTTCGCTTCCGGTCCCAGTGTGCTCATGGACCTACACAAGATGCTCCGAGATTTCCTGGAATCACGCATCGGCAAGGTCCTGACGTCACGCTGCATTACCGACGTCATGAACATGATCGGGGCTGCAGTTGTTGCGGGGAATGTCCGCCGTACGGCCGAGATTGCTTTTGGTGACGCCGACGACTTCCTGTACACGTCGATGAAGAACCCGGTGGTCGGCTTCGACGACAAGCAGGCCAGCGCCTTCTGGGCTATCACCACGATGGTCTACAAGCTGTACGAGTCGGACGATGGTGGCTCGCCGGTGTTCAAGGTGGACGTCGACCAGTTCCGCACCTACCACAATGACCTCGTGCAGTGGGCGCAGGGCGCGGCAACCAAACGCAACGATCAGGCGTGGTTCGATAAGAACAAGAAAATGTTCGAGTCGGCTATGGCCGTCAAGTTCGACGAAGACAAACTAGTGGATGCTGTCGCGACCTGGAACTACATGAACCAGCACCGCTGGGCCAGCAACAACTCGGTCTTCGCCCACATCGGCATGGACTACAAAGGCCCAGCGGCCAGCACCGCCGTCAACGGTGAACCTGGCTACATTTGGTTGGAGAACATCCGCGATTACGGTCGGCTGATCGACGGCCTCAAGCCGGGTATCGACGCCCGCGCCATGGGTACCAACCCGTGCGGCGAGCAAACTCTCGAATCGTACGAGCTGTGCAACCTCGTTGAGACGTTCCCGGCCAACCACGACGACGACAAAGACTACCAACGCACGCTCAAGTTCGCCTATCTCTACGCCAAAACCGTGACGCTACTGCCGACCCACAACGCTCGTACCAACCAGGTCATGCTGCGCAATCGCCGCATCGGCCTGAGTCAATCGGGTATCGTCCAGGCGTTCGAAAAGTTCGGCCGGCGGCGTGTCCTTCGAGACTTCTGCGATGCCGGTTATGCCGAGGTCCGCCGTTGGGACCGCATCTACGCCGAGTGGCTGTGCATCCCGCAGTCGATCAAGGTCACGTGCGTTAAGCCATCCGGTACGGTCAGCCTGGTGGTCGGGGCCACGCCCGGCATCCACTACCCCGAGGCCACCTACTACTGGCGTCACGTTCGTGTGGCTAAGGACTCTACGATGGTCCCAATCCTTCTGGAAGCTGGTTATTACATCGAGCCGGCCCTGAGTGACCCAGAGCGGACGGTCGTGATCCGCTTCGGCGTGGACGAGTCGATGGTACGCCCGGTCGGTCAGGTCAGCATGTGGGAGCAGACCCAGAACGTGGCTGACTACCAGAAGTATTGGACTGACAACCAGCCGTCCTGCACTGTCAAGTTCAAGCGCGACGAGGCTCCACAAATCCCGCAGCTCCTTCAATGCTACGAAGATCGACTCAAGTGCATTAGCTTCCTGCCCGGTGATGACCACGGCTACCCGCAGGCCCCGTATGTGCCATGTACGAAGGAAGAGGTCGAGGCATACAACGCCAAGATCGTACCAATTGACTTCAGTCGGTGGATTGGCGAGGATGCCGACGTCGAAGGTGTCAAGGGATGTGATGGCACGACATGCTCATCGCCGAGTCTGACGGCAAGCAGAAACTGAAAGTATCAACCGTCGATGTGCACACACGAGCGCGGCCTGGATATCCCGGCCGCGCTCGTGTTGTTTTTAGGTCGCTAATTATCTTGCAACCACTATGCGGTCGCGTATTTGATTGGTGGAGGGCCGTATGGTACAGCGGAAACGCAAGTGGGTATCACGTCATGTCTTTGAGCGACTCCATGCGGAACAGTGATTCTTGGAAAACGTCGCTTGCAAGATCTGTGACGGCTCTGGTTATCGCTGTTGCGATTTCGCTGGCGAAGAGAGAGCATGTCAGGAGCGTAATAAGACTGACAAAAACGGCCGTCCAAACAGTAAGGGTAAAAACTGATGTTGGCACGTATCGTCTCGAATAACGATATCTTACTGGCGAATATGACCACGCCCGAAGAAGACTTGGTCATGGAGCGCTTCACCATCACCGTCGATAACCGTTTCGCCAACCCAGACGCAGGCGGTTTCAACGGCATCTACCGGCGCTACGACCGAACCCGTAGCCGATTGGCCCGACCTTACCTCGGCGAGCTGCGCGCTTTATGCGCCCGCGAGAAGATCCCCCTTGTCGTCAAAGACGAGCGACCGCCCTGGAAATACAAGGTGCTGGACCCGGAATTAATCGGTAATGACTTTCTGCCGGTCATCACATTGGAGCAGTACCAAATCAACGCCATCAGGCTGGCGTGCAAGGTCGAAGTATGCATCTTCGACATCCCAACCGGTGGCGGCAAGACTGAAATCATGGCAGGCATTTGCAAGGCGATTCCGTGTACGACCGTGATTCTGGCTGATCAACGCATCGTCATCGACCAGATCAAGCAGCGTCTGGAGTTGCGCGATGTCATCGACGAAGTCGGTTTGTTTTACGCCGGCCAGACGCCAACTGGCCAGATGATTATCGCCGGCTCGGTGCAGTCACTACAAATTCCGAACCGGGTGCCGCCAAAGCCGCAGGAGTCGGATGCCTTTATCAAGGCACGCAAGTACATCGCTGAACACCCTGACGAATTTGGTATTGCTGCCGACAGCGAGCGCTCAGACGTCGAAGATGCCACTAACACGCTCGCGGACAAGATGTTCAAGGGGATGCTGAAGAAGTACGAGTCAGTACTCAAGGGCTTCCGGAAGCGGAAGCAACGTGCGAAGCAATTCCAGGAGATCGTAAAGAAGGCTGAAATGCTCATCGTTGATGAGTGTGATTTAGCCAGCAACAACCAGTACAAATATGTCTTCCGCCACCTGTTCAAGGGCCGGCGACGGTATGGCTTCTCTGGGACACCATTCGACCCGGAGAAGCCGGTTGAGGCTCTGTTCTTACAAGAGCATCTAGGTTCGGTCCTGATGAAGGTCGAGCGCAAGGAGCTAGAAGACCTCAAGCGGATCGTGCCTATTGAGTTTACTATGTTCGCAATCGGGGACACCCCAAAGGAGGCATCGACTTTCGACATTGCTGTGCGCGAGAAGATGGTTGAGAACGAAGAATTCCACAAACTGGTAGCGACTATCTGCCGTCAATATAAAGAGGAACGCACGCTCGTCCTGGTGGAGCGTGACGCCCTCGGAGAGGCGCTCCTGGCGCGGGTCAGGGGTATGGGACTGACGGCGGAATTCATCCATGGCAAGACGCCGAAACGTCGCCGCGACGAGGTACTGCGTGCGTTCGAACGGCAGGAGATCGGAGTAGTTATCGGTGGCAAGATCATCAGACGCGGCCTGGATTTGAAAGGCGGCTGCGAGAATCTGGTCATCGCTACTGGCGGTAAGCTCTGGTCAACATTCAACCAGCAGATCGGCCGAGCGGTCCGGATCAACGCGCGTGGTATCGGGAGAGTGTTCGACTTCCTCTTCCTGTGCAACAAGTACCTGTACAAGCACAGCCGGGCCAGGCTAAAGGCCATAGTCGGCATGGGCTACAAAACCAGGGTGGTGTTCCCAAATGGCCAGCAACTTGACGGACCCCGTTTCATCGCCTCTGGTTGGCGGCGACCAAAGCCCAAAATGCAAGTTGGGCAGCGAGTCGCTCCTCCCAAACGACCAGCCCAGCCCCCTCCTTCCTGAGCCAGAGGCCGCGCCCAAGCCGCGACGTACACTTTACTTCATCAACGAAATCGTCGAAGACCTGTTGCGCAAGTACATCTGGACCGGTTGCACCAGGGTTGTCTTGCGCAACAGTATTATGGAACACGCCACCGAACTTATTCGCCAAATCATCCGCAAGCAGGGACTTCATACCATCTACCCCGGCCAAGACGAATCTAGCTTCAACGATCTCCTCCAAACCGCCTGGATTCAAATTGAGCGAACGCTCTATAAGTTCCGTGCCAAACCGCATTGCCGGCCCTGTTTCAATCCGGACCGTCCCAATGATTCGACCCTTTATTTGCCGGGAGAGCTGGAATATGGCATCATCACCTACGAGGAGATGCACCAGCGTGGGATCAAGCGCTGCCCGAAGTGCGCCACGCCAATCGTCGAAGACCCGGTGGTCGAAGCGCGCCAGGACCTTTACGGCGGCTCCGAGTCGGTCCTGTTTCGTGGTAATTCCAAGGTCTTCAATATGTGGTCGCAGATTGCCAGGACGGTGATCCTGGCCCATATCAAGAAAGAAGGCCGTGACCGCAAAAATTCGCCGGCCTACCGCGATCACGTCACTCGCAAGCTCAAGCATATCGCACCTGAAGATGGCCACGTTGCCAGCGACGAACTCGAAGCAACAATCAAGGAGAGTTTGGGGGCGCACCGCGACATCATGCGGCCAGCGGCCACGCAGCTTTCCGATGTGATGCTTCGTTTCTTGGCCGAGGCCAGGGAAATGTGCAAATATAACGAGGACCACCTACAGATCCTCGACTCGCTTGAGAACCTCCTCAAGGTTGACGACAAGCCGGCCGAGGGGATCATTGGTAAGCTGGTCGAACACTCAGGATTATCACGGGTTGCCGTGACACAGTTTATGAAGGTCATTCGGTTGCGGAGCTTCGAATTCACCGATTCGCCGATTGCTCGCGCCGAGAGCGGCCACAAGTTCGACAAGCGCAAGACTTATGGCAGCGCGGCCACTGATGACGATGAATGAGCACAGGAGCAATTAAGATGTTCTACCCCGACCTCACGCCACACAATCCTCGTGACCCGTCGATGTTGGCGGTCGGGTGGCTCGACCCGCAGCAAGCGGAGTATACGCAAGGACAGTTCCCATCTGAGCTACTCCAGTTCCTTGAAGGCCTGCCGACAACCCACCAGACACGCGGTATGCACAAGTGCCCCTACTGTGACCAGGATGGGAGCGCGAAGTGGGGCGACGTCCCGACCAGCAGCAACGAGATCCACGTCAAGGCGAACGGCAAAACTTACGCCGCGCCACGCCTGATCCTACACTACATCAAGGACCATAATTACTGCCCCCCGTCCGAATATGTCGATGCCGTGCGAAGCTGTGCCGGCCCCGAATGCCAACCGGGAGCACAAGCCACGCCGATGGCACCTGAGGCCGGCGGTGACGATGCCAGCTTTGAAATTGGCGGTGGGGCCGAGCAAGTTGATATGAGCGATCAAGACGGAGTTTACGAGTCAGTAGTCAAGCGCATCAACGCTGGTATAGTGACAACGGATGACTTCAATAGCCTGATCGAGGCTACCGACAAGTCAACACGCGAGCGAATACACCGCCGGACCCGTGCCACCAACCCGGAGCCGGCCCAGGCCAGCCTGATTGGGCGCGTGGTACCGAAGAAGAGCGGGCGCAATGACCCACCAAACCAGGGCCGAGGTCGCCGCTACGCCGCCGGATCGCCGGCCAAGGAGCGCCAGAATGCCGAGCAACGCCGCCGGATGTCGGCGCGCGTGACTGAGGCAATCAAACATCTCATCGGCAATAAGTCCGCCGAGCCGGCCCGCCTAGTGAGCGGTGATTTGGACATTGTCAAGGGTATCAGAGCATCGGCTAGCGCACTCTTGCGGTCGCCTGGCGCTCTGGCGATCATTGGGGAGGGTGTGGATACTCCCCAGATGCGTGACTGGTTATACGCCGTGGTGCTGGCTGCCGATGGCCGTCTCCTTGACGAGGGAGAGCGTCCGGAGGACGTGCGGCCCGTCCGCCTCATCGTGGAACGGAAGGCCCAGGGAACGCAAGAGAAGGGCCGTCCCGATGCCACCGGACGAACAACGGGGCAGCATGGTCTAGTGGGCCGGGTCCTGATCGAGAAGAAGCGGAAGAAGGATAAGGGGAATGCCAAAGAGGAATCTGGTAAGAATGGGGGCGGCAAGGATGAGGAAACCAGGAGCTACGAGGTGACGGGAAAGCCCGAGCAATTAGATAACCTTGAGAAGCTCCTCAAATGGGTCGAATACTGTGGTAATGTCGGCCACTCAGGTACGGCTAAGCTGTCTGTCGATGGCGATGGCTCAGCCAGGTTGAAATTCGATGGCGTCACTGCCGACCTTCCGGACGAGACGGGGAGCTATGACCCTGAAGTACATGTTGGAATTGTATAATGGCAAAGAAAGTCACGAAAGACGCTCTCGATAAGTTGCTCGATGAGCTTGAAGCCGGCCCGCCTCCCGTCGATGCGCCCAATGACGACGAGATCGATGAAGTTCTTGCCGCTGGTGGACCCAGTGGTGACGAGCCAACCGATTTCATCGATGAAGAGACGCCGAGTGGTGATGATATCGCCACGGTTCTTACCACCGAGCCGCCGCCAGCCGAATTGCTGGTCAAGAAGCACAAGGAAATTGATTTACCGGCGCAAGTCGTAACACGCGCAGCGATTCAGTCGAGCGAGGCAGACCCGGCCTCTGCCATCATGGAGATGCTTGTCAAGGTCAAGGAAGAGTTCGAGCAGATTAGTGGTAAAGTCTTCGGCGAGTGGGAATCCGACCGCGCGCAAATTCAAACTGTCATCAATACACTTATCGCCGCCGTTGGTTCAGATCCAAACAGCGCTTCCCGGCCGGTGGTCGAGGGTCTAGTCAAGCTTCTTGATACCAAGGTCAACTCGGGTATGATGGCTGTCAAACTCCTCGAAGTGAAGACAAAGCTATTGATGGCCTTGAAGAGCGGTGGCGGTGTCATTATCAACAATCAAAACATCGCTGCTGGCGGCCAGAATGCTGAACTCACCGAAATCCTCTCGACACGCGAAGAGAGTGATTTCGACTGATTAACCAAACGTTGGCCGGACGGGACCAACGGGCGATGAGGGGCCGTCAAGTGCGGAGGGGGGCACTGGCGGCCCCCAATTTTCCATGGTGAGTTAAGATGGCACTGATGTCCCAACAACGTGAAGTGATCCGGCGTTGCCAGAAGTCCGCGATCTGGTTCATGCGCAAGTTCGTCAAAATCAAGCACCCTGGGGCAGGCATCGTCCCGTTTGAACCATTCGAATACCAGCAGAATGCCATCCGGTGCTTTCGCAAGCACCGTATGAACATCTTCCGCAAGACGCGCCAGTGCGGCATTTCAAAGGTCTCTGGTATCTTCGCACTCTGGTTTGCGATGTTCTCGCCACACAAGACCATCCTCATCGTCTCCCGTAAAGACGAAGACGCGATGAACTTCCTGGCCGAGAACATTAAGCTGCCATTCAGCTACTTGCCGAAGTGGATGCAGGAACTGTGGAAGCCCATCAAGGACAACGAACACGAAATTATCTTCCCGAACGGCTCCAAGATCCGATCATTGACCAGCCATCCTGACGTCTTGCGGTCGAATGCCTCGTCACTGAATATCATCGACGAATCAGCCTTCATTCAGGACATGGACGCGATGTGGGCTGCCGGTCGCCCGACCTTGCAGCACGGTGGCAGCGTCATTGTTATCTCGACCACGAATGGTGTCGGTAACTGGTATTGGAACACATGGACTGATGCTGAGGCTGGTGCTAACGACTTCAACCCGCTGATGGTCAATTGGTGGGACATGCAGTGGTCCATTGAATACCGTGATGCGCTCAGCGGTGAGCTGGTGAAGATTGCGCCGACAGACGGCATCTTACCGACTGCCAAAGGCACCTTCTTCAAGCACCCGCGTTACGGTAATATCGAACTGCGCCCAGAACTGTATGGTCCGTTCTGGTCGCCATGGCTCGAAGCTCAATATCGCGACTTACAGGAGAAAGGTGAAGCTTGGAAATTTGACCAAGAAGTTTTGGCGGCGTTCGTCGGCTCCGGTAATACCGTGCTACCCAAGTCGGTCCTGGTGCACGTCGGCGGCACGATCAATGATGACTTTGAGATTGTTACCGGCCCACAGACGTACGTCCACCCTATTACTGGTGACCAGGAAGAAATCGACTTCACCCCGAATGAACCGAATGAGGGCTTGTGGGTGTGGCGCAAGCCAGTCACGGCAACCCCCGACCGGGTTATGGGTGGCCGGATCATTCAGCCGGGCCGAAAGGCCCATGCCTATGTGATGGGGGTCGATATCGCGACTGGTAAGGGACGTGATTATCACGCGCTCGAAGTGTTCGACATTGATACGATGGAACAGGCGGCCGAGGCCATGTTCCACTGCTTGCCAGCGATGTTCAAGAAGATCATCGACCGGGTTGGCCGTTGGTACAACTGCGCTTTGACGAACGTGGAGCGCAACAACGGCGGCGACATGGTCATTGATGACTTGAATACTGAATTCAATTACCCGCGTCTGTGGCGCAAGTCGGAATTCAACGGTAGAACGGTGACTGTCGGCCAATATGGCTTCTTTACCAGCTCAGCGTCCAAACCGGCACTCAACAAGTTCCTGCTCGACTTCATCCGCGACAAGGATGGCGAAGGCTTCCGCATCTACAGCCGCCGTCTGTGGAAGCAATTACAGATCTATGTGCGGAAGCGTGATAAGGCCGGTCGTGACACTGGTAAGACCGAGGCTGAAACCGGCGTCGGCAACCATGATGACTTGGTGATGGGAACCGGCCTGGCACTCGTGGCCGTCCCTGACTCCTACAGTGTCGACGCCACAGGAAGCGTGCCGTTCACGGCCCAAGAGCTATCGAGCCTGCCAGCCGACCAGATGCGCCTATTGGCTCGCCAGAAGGAATTGATCGAGAAGGGCGGGGTGTTGATGCCGATGGCTCACGGTGGTGGCGGTGATGCCGAGTTGAATGCTCAAGAAGAGCTGATGAGATTCACTACGCAGCTCGGTGGTCTTCCCACCTTGGTGGCGATGCGGGAGAGAATGTCCGCTGTCCACAAGAAGAAGCACCAGCTTTAACCGCCCATGCCATGCCGACTGAGCATGCTCTTGGGCGGGTCATCAAACTTCATTGTCGCCCTGCTACGCTTGCGCGGCTGACCGATTGGTAATGGGTGGTTCTCGGTCCGCTGGCCCTTTACGGTCCGGGTCAGTTCGAATCCACCCACTTTTTCGCCGGACCACAATCTTTTCAATGTATCCTTGGGTAGTTCTACCCAACTCTTGCCGTTGTGCACGTATGCCTTCGCGCCCATGACAGCCACTCGCAGGTCCCTTCGCTCACTACCATCCTTGACGAGGAAGCCGACATAACGTGGAGTATTGTTAGTGCTTGCACCAAGGCCGAGGCGCTCACCAGTGCTATCAGCGGCGGCCTGCTTTTGGACCGTTTCAGGTCCATTGTCTGGTAATGCTCCCCTTTCGTACGTGCTCGATTCTAAGTCGCCACCTGAGTTGGTACCTAGATCGTATCCGCCTCTTGCCACGTCTCTCATGGCGACTTGATTGTCAGTCCCAGCCACGCTGGCAAGTTCGGCTGGGTCCTGGTTGTCGGCAAGCGGATTGTCGTCCTTCGTGACCCTGAAACTCACCGATGCCGATTTGCCTCGACCCATCCGGTAGTCGATCTCGGCGTGATAGCCGCGTCGAGCGAAAGCATCCTTGTAAGCGTCGAGGACCGGTCGGATCGTAGCGGGCGGCAGCTTGCCAGTATTCAGGGAGAAATCCATCTCCTTCTTGCCCTTCTTGGCCGCCAGGACCTTCTCGACGTAACCGTCGATCAGCTTCTCGCGTGGATTGTCCGGGTGATGCTTGTATTTCGCGCCGACCTGTTTCATCACATACTTGACGACGTTGTTGAGCATCGTTGTCTGGCTGAACGGCGAAATATCGGCGGTCTTTAGCGTATCAACGATGGCTTGGGTCAGCTTGGCGATTTGAGCGGTGGTTGAGGATGTTTGCTTCGGCGGGACGGGGATGTCCATACGGGGTTGGTCCGGGTCGATACTGTGGCCCGTCAAAGTGCTGGCGCTCCCCTTTTTCATTGGTGATGGTTGAGAAATCGGCCGTTGTAGCGTGCCCTTCTTCTCAGGCTCTTCAGCCGGCTTTCCGCGCATCCGATTGATGAGGTTGCGCATGAAGCTCATCAACTCGTTAATGACGACACCTTCCAGGATGGCCTGAGTGTCTTGCTCGGTGTTTTCACTGTAATTGGCGGTTGTCGAGTCGTTCTGTTTGCTAACGATACGGTCCATGCCGCTGGTCGGCTTGTATTTCGGCGTGACCTTCCAGCCATAGCGTTTGCCGTCCGCACGATGTTTCGGATCGTAGAGCATCTTGTTGGCCGCGTCGATCAATCGGCTGATGACATCCTTAGTGGCAGCGGCTCGATTGTCACGTGGGGTCTTCATCAAGTGCTTGACCAGGGCGTCCGCGTATTGGCGGACGTTCATCATCGTCTCGCCTTCAGGATTGAAGGCGTCTTCATCGCGGTGCAGTGATGCATCGCGCTCGGCGCGGCCAGCATCGACCTGCCTCATCTGTAATTCTTCGCGCTGGCGTTCCAGTGCGTCGATTTGGTCCTGGTAGGACCCTACTGGTTTGTGTTCGCGAGTGCTGACTGATTTCGGTTTCTTCTCTTTGTCGGTGGTTGCATCGGTGGCTGGAAGATCGATGGTGTCAGTATGTGACAAACCGTAGTGGAGCGGCTTCAGGCCGCGCATATCCTCAGACAGGAGGGTGATGCGCATTTCGGCGATGACTTCGTCTTCGCTGATGGTGTCGGCCAGGAAGTATGAGAAGGTGCGCGGGCTGAGGCCCAGGCGATAAGCTGTCAGAGCGGCAAAATTAACCAGCCATTGCTGGTCCTCATCGAGCAACAAATCGATGTGGTGCTCGTTCTTGAGGTTGAACGCGGCAGCAAGCTTCTTTGTGTAGTTCATGGGTCCGCACCTGGGACTTTGGTGATCTTCACAGATATGTTTGACGGTCGCCGGGTGCGGGCATGACGGCGTCAGCGTTTGAACGGGTCCTTGAGGAGCAAGTCGAGACATTCCTCGATCCATTCGATCCAGGTGAATTTCGAGACGTCGTGCGTATGGCCGCGCACTATGAACAGGCGGCCTAGACCCTTATAGCCCTGCCCAATGAGGCGTTTGCCTATCAGTGTGCAGGCGTCTCGGACGAGGGTGATGTGGCGGAGTAGGTTGTCAAGATGCTCTTCATGAGTATACATGCGATTGTCTCGTAACCTTTAGGTACCGGACGGGCGTAGTCCGGTACCGTTGAATGCTTTAGCCAGCCCCGTATTGCTCCCACCAGTTGTCCAAGTGTTCGCGGAGGGCCGGATAGTTCTGCAGGTGGTGCTTGGACTTATCACCGCGTGCCAGCGCCAGCAGGTAATTCACCAGGCCGTGGGCCTCATGTCTGAGACTCGCTTCGATTGGGACCAGTCGATCCGGGATGGCCCAGATGGCGTCGAGCAGAACGACATGCTGTTCGTGCTTGTTGGTGAAGTTGTCGAGGAAGTACTCGGCCAGGTGGCAAAGACGGTGCCTGCGGAACTCGTCCGACTCTTCGGGCCAGACACGTTCGAGTTGTGGGTTGCTGTGTTTGTTGATGTTGAAGCCACCGAAGGTCACGCTCGCGGCGACGGATATGTTGCTGCCACCGGTCGGTAATTCGATCTTGCAAATATCAGTGAGCCTGACAGCCAGTATCATGCCGTCACCGAGCATTTTTACGTGAATCTTGAGGCCGCCGGCTGGCGACGAGGTATCGCGGCCGTCCTCGACGCGCTCGATCTCGGCACGTTGGTCGTTGGGACGACCAGTGGCTTCTTTGTTGATCCAGACGATCATGATGAGTCTCCCGTGTTAGTGATGATGAGTAAAGTCAACTGTGTGTTACGGAAAGGCAGTTCGACATTCTGGCCGTTACGCAGGATACCCTTGGCCGGATCGACCACAATAAAAGGACCGTGCGGTTCGACGTTGCTGGCTGGCCGGCGCATTTGTTGTTTGGTCAAGTAATAGACCGTATCACCGGCCTTGACATCGTCCCAGGACACTTCCAGCATGGTGGTCCGGACACTTAGTGTGTAGACCTTTCCACCTTCTAGTTTGTCTTTCGGCTTCTCCAACCGGTAGGCTGGGTCGTCGTCCAGAACCTCGGCCAGAATACCGGGGGCGGCGAACATGACCTTGTGGCCACAGGCACGGGCGTAGGCGGCGGCAATTCGGGAATCGCTGGTGAAGATGGCTGACGACACTTCCGTTGTGCCGGCTGATGGTAGTTCGCGGTTGCTTGGCCATCCCTGAATATTGAGACAATGTAATGTTAGGTGGCCGTCGTCTCCGATTTTCATGGTTGGGTTCCTATACCAGGGCCGGCTGCCGGCGAAGGCATGCAGCCGGCCCTGGGTTGTGTTACTTGGTTTCGAGATCGTCACCGTAGCGGTGAATGTCCATCTGTTTGTTCGTGCGCATGTCGGTCCAAGTGTGGTGTACGTGATCGCTCCAGATCGGTAGTGTCTCGGGTGCGATCTTACGGACCTTGTCCCAGGCCTCGAACCAACGTGCCTTATAGAGAGCCTTCCATTCATCATAGGCGTCCTTGTCACCCATGATCTCCTCGATTGCTGCCCACTGCGGGTGGTCCTTGAGGCAAGCCTTGAGCGCGTCCCAGCTCTCGCTATAGGCTTGCATTGGGTCCACGAAGAACTCGTCCACGCCGATCTCGGCCAGGGTTTTGGCGTATTCGTCGGTGAACTGCTCCGAGATTACCGGGATCGCGGGTGCCACGTTTACGTGGCAGCGTACCCCAGCCGCCTTGAGTTTGCGGATCGTGTCCCAGCGGCGCTCGGTTCGGATTGCTATTGGTTCGATTAGGTGGAGCACTTCTGGAGTATAGGGCGTCACGGTGTAGTGGACCCGTTTGCGGGGCAGACGCACGATCAGGTCCAGGTCGTCTAGTACGATGGGGCTTCTGGTGAAGATGCCCACCTTGTTGAGCTGTGGTTTGGCGTTAACCAAGATCTGTAACATGGTCCTGGTAATGCGGTGCTTGCGCTCGACCGGCTGGTACGGATCGGTCATCGTGCCGATCACCAGGCGCAGATCTTCGTTGTTCACACGCCGTTTCTGCTTCGTGCCCTCGTCGTCCTTCCCGGCATCGAGACTGAAGTAGCCCTTCTCTAGCTCGGTGGGCAGCTTATCCTCGATGTGTTTGCGGACCCGCACGAACTCGCCCCAGGGCTTCTCGGGGTCCTTGATGAAGAACCGCACGTAACAGTACGAGCAGCCCATCTGGCACCCCACATAAGGATTGGCCATCACGTCGTAGCCCTTAAAGCCGGTCTTGTCGATCACCCGGCTCCGGTTCGCTACCACCACCTTCAGTTCTTGCTTCATGTTGTCCCTCGTGTGGTTGTCTCCAGTTTTCCTTGTCTGACGCCGGCCCGTGCCGTCGCCCGGCCAGCCCGCGAATCCCCATCAAGTGGAGTCATGATATGCGTGCGGCCATACTAGCGGATAAGATACTGACAGCAACACTGTACGAATAAGCCGTGAGGAATTGAAACGTGCGCACTCGATTGAATGGCACACCGGATAGCGCTAGTGGAGGGCATGGCGATGCGCACGCGCAAATAACTGATCCTGGCCGAAACAGTCTACGGCCTATTCATCGTCGCGGCGGCCGCCGCCGCTTGGTATGACTTCAGTATTCCACACGATCAATTCATCAGCGTCTACATCAATCGCTGGATACACTATGACCCGGTAGTTGTCTTTCTCGGCGGGGCGGTCACGGTACTTATAGCTTGGGTGGTCCACAAACCTTGGACATCAAATTTGGGTACGTGTTGGCGCTCTTGATCCTTGGCTTTTGCCTCGGACATCTGTTCTGGAGCCAACCCAAGCCGTGAGGTACTATGATCGCAATATGTTCATTGTTCCGTGACAACGCCGACGATGTCAAACGTGTTTTTGCTAACCGCGAGCGTTGGCAGTACCCACAGGACCAGCTCTTGCATGTGTGCGTCGAGGGCGATAGCCAGGACGATACTTACGACGCGCTGTGTAAAATGAAGGCTAAGCACCGTGTCATCGTTGCCCAATACCACTGCGGTCGCCCGCGCTTCCCCAGCGTTATTGAACCGGAGCGCCTCAGTGTCCTAGCCAAGACCTCTAACGTGGCTCTGGACATCGCTATGGCCGAGAAACCGAGCCACATAATGTGGCTCGACTCGGACGTCACCACCCAGGACCAGCTCTTGCCTATCCTATTGGAGGCCGAGCGGGACCTGGTCGCGCCGATGTTTTACTTCGAACGCAGCATCTTCTTCCGCGATACTTGGGGCTATCGCAACCCGGACGGCAGCGAGTACACCAATCGGCCGCCTTTCGCCGCGAATTACGACCGCAAGAAGCCGTTCGAGGCCAGTAGCGTTGGTTTGCCGCTCTTCCGGGCCAGTGTGGCTGAGGCCGGGGCGCGTTTCACCGAGGAAGAGGAGATGGTTGGTTTCTGTCGTAGCGCTCGTGCCCTCGGCTTCAAGATTTTCTGCCACCCACACGTTTATGCCGAGCACCCGCGCATGGGCATCGAGATCCCGAGGATGTATGAGCGCAACTATTGAGCATATAGAGGCTGGCGGCGTCATCTATGGCGTCATCGTCCGCGCTTCCCATCGACCTGACAAGACCACTTTCGTAACCGAGCCGTGGTCAAATCAGCAGGTCGGCCATGTCGTTTACCCCAAGGGCGGCGTTGTTCCCCGTCATTACCACAAACAGATCGACCGGCACTTGACCGGGACCGGCGAGGTCCTGTTGATTCAGAAGGGACGTTGTGCCGTCATCTTCTACGACTTCAACCAGATGCCGGTTACAACCAGAACACTTGAAACTGGTGATCTGCTGCTCATTTATGCCCAGGCAGGGCAGGGTCACGGCTTTGAAATGTTCGAAGATACGGTCATGCTCGAAGTCAAACAGGGACCATATACAGGCGACGATGAAAAGGTGCGCTTCTAATGAGCAAGACCATACCAGTCAATCGGCCGCTCTTCACTGGCTTTGAAGGTGAGAACCTCGACAAATGCCTAGACGATGGCTGGATTGCACAGGGCAGCTTCGTCAGCGAGATCGAGAAGTCCTGGGCCGGTTACTGTAACCGGACGTATGGCGTGGCCGTTGCCAATGGGACAGCCGCCCTGGAACTGGCGCTGGGTGTACTCGATCTGCCGCACGGCGCTGAAGTTATCATGCCGTCCTTTACGATCATGTCGTGCGCCTTGGCAGCATTGCACAATAACCTCATGCCGGTCTTTGTAGATGTCGATAAAGCTACCTGGTGCCTTGACCCGGCTCAAGTCGAGAAAGCGATCACACCAAATACCAAGGCCATGATGGTCGTGCATACGTTCGGGATGCCGTGCGATATGACGCGGCTCGTTGAGATTGCCGCTGCGCACGATCTGTACATCATCGAAGATGCGGCTCAGGCTCATGGTGCTCTCTACGGAGCAGGCGGTAAGCGTTGTGGCAGTTACGGCATTATGAGCTGCTTCAGCTTCTACGCCAACAAACTCATAACGACCGGCGAGGGCGGGATGGTCGTCACCGACAATGAACAGCTCGCTGACGCGGTGCGCGGCCGAGCCAATCTCTGTTTCGGTTCAGGCCAAGCGCGCTACGTCCATACCGGGGTCGGTCGCAATTATCGGCTCAGCAACATCCAAGCCGCCATCGGCTGCGCGCAGTTCAACGGTATCCAAGATGCGTTCTTGCGTAAGCAATGGATCAACGCACGTTACCGTGGTCGCTTATCGGGCTTGTCAGGCATCAAGTGGCAGTGCGCCTATCCCGACACGTTGAGTAACTATTGGGTTAACGGGCTACTGCTGACGAACGGCCAGACCGCTGAGCAGGTCATGGGTCGCTTGCGCGACGAGGGGGTCGAGACGCGCCCCTTCTTTCACCCGCTTCACTTGCAGTCAGCCATATGCGGGCGCTACAAAT